AACGTAAGAAGATTGTTATTACAAGCTCGTAAGTTGATTTCAGCGGTGGCGGTAAGATTATTGTTTGAACAAAACGACGCTAAGGTAAGACAAGATTTCTTGGATTCAGTTAACCCTATCTTGGATGCTATTAGAAGAGACAGAGGTTTATATGATTTCCGTGTTACTGTAAGTAATTCACCTGAAGATTTAGACAGAAATACTATGTCGGGTAAAATTTACTTGAAACCAACAAAAGCGTTGGAATTCATTGACATTGAATTCTTAATTACTCCAACGGGAGCGTCATTTGAAAATATTTAATCTTTAAATGATTAGAAAAAAAATACTAAATCCAACATCATCATTACTTGAAGGTTTTGATGATGTTGGTACGCCTGACATGAAATATTATGCCTTTGATTGGGATGATAATATCATGATGATGCCAACAAAAATTATTGTTAAAGATGAAAATGACAATGAAGTTGGTATGTCTACAGAAGATTTTGCTGAATATAGAAGTGAAATTGGTGTAGAACCATTTGATTACAAAGGTAGTAAAATAGTTGGATATTCTGACGAACCTTTTCGTAATTTCAGAACTGGTGGTGATAAACAATTTAAAATTGATGCCATGAAAGGTAAACCAGGTCCTGCTTGGTCTGATTTTGTGGAGGCAATCAACAACGGGTCAATTTTTTCAATAATCACCGCACGTGGACACAACCCCGAAGCAATTAAAGACGCTATTTATAATCTTATAATTTCTGACCATATGGGTATTAATAAAGACTTATTAATTAAGAATCTTAGAAAATTCCGTGACCTTTCAAATATGGAAGACAAATCGGAAATGGAACTGATTAAAGACTATATGGATATGAATAAATATTATCCTGTTAGTTTTGGTACTGATGCGGGAGCCGCCAACCCCGAGGAATTAAAAGTCCAAGCAATGAAAGAATTTATTTCATATGTAAAAGGACAGGCTAAAGAAATGGGTAAGAAATTATATATTAAAGATGATGTGAAAAACAGATTTGTTCCTAGTATTGGTTTTTCAGATGATGACTTAAAGAATGTAGAAGTAATGAAGAACAGTTTTAAAGATGAACCAGTATTAAAGACTTATTATACTGCTGGAGGAACTAAAACCAGATACTAAAGAATCATAATTTTTAAAAAATCAAAGTAAACACAAAAATTTTCAAACAACGAGTATTTATAAATAAATAAACTAAAACAAAAAACTAAAAAAAAAATATACCATGGCTGATTTATTAATGAAAATGCCGGTTCCTTACGAACCAAAAAGAGCAAACCGATTTATACTTAGGTTTGACACAACTTTAGGTATTAATGAATGGTTCGTAGAATCATCAGGAAGACCAAGTATTGATATTAACCCTGTTGAGATACAATTTTTGAACACTTCTACATATGTAGCTGGTAGATTTAAATGGAATCCAATCTCAATTAAATTCCGTGACCCAATTGGTCCATCAGCAACACAAGCTCTTATGGAGTGGGTTCGTTTACACGCTGAATCAGTTACAGGTCGTATGGGATATGCTGCGGGTTATAAAAAGAATGTTGACCTTGAAATGTTGGACCCAACAGGTGTTGTTGTGGAAAAATGGATTCTTGAACAATGTATGATTACAAAATCCGCTTGGGATGGTGTATCATATAGTGATGACAAATTAGCAGGATTAGACGTTACATTACAAATGGACCGTTGTATCTTAGTTTACTAATTTTGTATTTTATTTTATATTGATAAATTAATTTAATACGGTATATTTAACACAGGGTCTATTCCCTGTGTTTTTTTTTATGGACGAAAATTTATTACAATACGCACAACAAGAATTTAATTTACCACACGATGTGGTAAAATTACCATCTGAAGGTAAATTCTACAAATCAAAGAAAAAATCTGTTAAGGTTGGTTATTTGACCGCCGCAGATGAGAATATCATTATGGGTTCAAATACCGATGATATGATTATGACATTAGTTCGTTCAAAATTGTACGAACCAGATTTAAAACCTGATGAAATGTTAAATGGAGACATTGAAGCAATTTTAATATTTTTAAGAAATACTTCTTTTGGAGCTGAATATAAAATCAGTATTAACGACCCCGAAACTGGAAAAAGATTTTCTGCCGATATATTGTTGGACGAATTAGATTTTAGAAAACCATCAACTGACCCAAATGAAGATGGAACGTTTGATGTTGTATTACCAAAGTCACAGGCAACCGTTAAATTAAAACCACTTTTATATAAAGAAATTCAAGAAATCAGCAAGGCGGCTGATTCATATCCCGCTGGAAGAGTTGCACCAAGAGTTACAATGAAACTTCAAAAACAAATTGTATCTGTTAATGGTGATACAACACCGTCAACCATTATTAAATTTGTTGAGGGATTACCTATTATGGATTCAAAATTCATTAGAAAATTCATTGATGAAAATGAACCAAGATTAGATTTAACTAAAACAGTTACAGCCCCGTCAGGAAACAAGGTAGATGTTGAAATCGCCTTTGGGGTGGAGTTTTTTCGGGTTTTCTTCTGAGTATAGGAAATTTCAATTAGACGAATTTTTTATTCTGAGCCGAGATTTACATATGTCTTGGACAGACTTTCAAAAAATGCCAACATATGCTCGTAGATATATGGTGGACAAATTAATAGAATCGTATCAAAAATAAGTTTTATTCTATTTATTAGGATATGCAATCGACTACACCATCAGGTAATCCCCCAAATAGTGGTACAGCGTCCTCACAGGCGGCTCAAGATGCTATTAATAACTTTACAAAAGCTATCAATGACGGTTATAACGGTTGGTCAAATAGAGTCAAAGAATTAAATCGTGAGTTTGATGTTGCAACAGCAAGAATAGCAACAACTTTTGGTCAAACACAAATGGCCATCAAAGGGTTAAATGTTGAATTGGCTGTTTCTACACCATTAGTTACAGGATTGGGTGGGAAATTAAGTGATGTTTTAAACATTCAAAAAGGAATTGCACAAAGTTTAAACACAAATGTAATAACTCTTGGTGAAACAGTAGGTGATTTATTTGCTGCTGGAAAAGCGGTTGGAATAGACTCAGATGAAATTGGCACGATGGTTGCAGGATTTAAAGACGCTGGAATTCAAACAGCAAACATCAAAGAAAATATCCAACTATCTGTTGATATTGCAAGAAAAGTTGGAGTTAACACAAGCGCTGTATTTGCACTTGTTCAAACAAATTTAAGTAATATAAATAAATTTGGTTTTGAAAATGGTGTTGCTGGATTAGCTAAGATGTCAGCACAAGCGGCCTCATTACGTATTGGTATGAATGAAATCTTTAATTTTGCAGAAAAAGTATTTAATCCTGAAGGTGCTGTTGAAATGGTTTCTATGTTCCAAAGAATGGGAGTTGCTGCTGGTGATTTGGCGGACCCATTTAGATTGATGTATTTGGCATCTGAAGATGCTGGAGAATTACAGAATCAAGTTGTTAAGATGACCGAAAAATTTACATTTTTTAATGAAAAAACAAAAAAATTCGAAGTTTTTCCAAATGCAAAACGTGACTTAAGGGAGATTTCAAACCAAACTGGTATTGCTTATGAGGAATTGGTTAAGATGTCTATGGGTCAACAAAAGTTGAACAAGATTAGAGGTGAATTCAAAACAACCGGAATAGATGAAGAATCCAAACAATTTATCGCCAATGTAGCAGAATATAATAAAGAAAAAGGTGCCTTTACAGTTAAAGTTGGGGGTATGGATAAATTAATTTCTGAAATTAACCCCGCTGACCTTGATGAAATAAAAAAATTACAAGAAACCGTTACTGTTGAGGACTTGGCAAAAGCCCAATTAACCCAAGCAGAATTACAAACCGCGGCCATAAATAAATTAGTTGATGGTCTTGCAGCACCCGTAGCTGGTTCAAAAGCTCCAAGAGAAATTAGAGAATTTGGTCGTGCGGTTACACAAGTTGGAATGACAGCAACCGATAAAACACTTGGAAACCAAAGAGGGGCTATAACATCTATTGACAAATTTTATGATGAAGCTGGTAAAGGTATTCTTGATTTATTAAAAGGTGAAGGAAGTCCTGCGAAAATTGCTGAAGTTTTTAAAAATGCTGGTATGGATGTAAAACAAAGTTTCACAAACATAAAAGAATCAATTACAAGTATTGATTTTAAATCGGCAATTCAACCATATGTTAGTTCAGGGAATAAAATTGCTGAAGCCGCTGATTTGGCGGTTATAGGACTTAAAAATTTAGCAGCAAAAGCCACCGCATCAGGAACAATGACAAATAAAGCGGACGCAAACCAATCACAATCATCAAATAATCAAACAATAAAAGTTGAAGATATTAATTATAAAGGAGCCATTGATATAAAAATAACAAATACCGATGGAAGTACCGGTAAATTAACCGATACACAAGTTTATGATTTATTTAAAAATGAAGCATTTATTAAACAAATTAATAAAATGATTGGTGATAGTAAAGTAACTACTCCATACAGCTCTGTTCCAAACAAGTCTGGAAATTAAATAAAAAAATAAAGGTGCATCTATTTATAGATGATACAACAACATGCCAAGTAAATTAACCTTTATTGAAACACAATTCGTAAGAAATTCATTATTGGTAAGGAATTTAAAACCTTATGCGAAACCTGGTGTGTATACCCCTGTAGGTGTATCTGGTGTTGATGAATATATTAGAAGTGATTATTCGGTTATTAATTCTCCCGACGCATTAATTGATGCTGACCCATATGCAGACAAATTATATACAAACAATATATTTGGTCCTTTAG